GCACACTTTTATGTTTGTGTCAACAATTATTTTACCATTTTACCTTGTCAGCCCAATATGCCGCACTCATCTTACCTTTGGCAATATTCTTAGCATGACGGTCTTTAAAAGCCTTATTTCGTGCTGTTCCTTCAGGACTACCTTTTACACCTTGTTGACCAAAGCGAATTGTCTTTATTTGGTCGCCAGATTTAGCCACAACAACATGAGACTTAGTTGGATGGCTAGGTGTTGATTTAGGCTTGTTATAGCCTGAAACACCTGCTTTAGTTAGTCTTGAGTCTTTTTTCATTTCTTTTTCTTAGCTGTTTTAGCAGCATCTTTGAAGTCTTGAGCAGTTGGAGCACCTTTAGAGCCTACCTTACGCATCTTTTCACCTGAACCAGCCTTGATACGAGCTTTCTTGGCTGCGATATTGGCATAAAGTCCTGGTTTCATTAGCGACCTCTCTTAGAGTTATTCTTCATGGTTCTTGCACCACGAACTGGCATAGATTTACCAGCCTTTGACAAAGCAATAGCTACTGCTTGTTTCTGTGGCTTACCTTCTTTAACCATCATACGGATGTTAGAAGATACTGTTTTGTCTGATTTACCTGATTTCAATGGCATATTAAACCCTTTCAAGCACAAAAGTGCAGATTGCATAAAATGTTGAAGAAGCTTCTGGTGTCATAGTGATTGTGTCGCCTTCTTCCAAAACAACATAAGCACCGCCATCCATCTTAAAGTAATCTTTAGAAGCTAAACTAAACGCATCAAATACATTGATAGTTGTAGTTGTACTAGCGTCATACCAAGACACTGTGATAGACTTAGTGTTACCTCCACCGTTGTGTAGGTACATTAGATTCCATCTAACTTGATAGCCGTCAGGAACGGTGTATATTAAGTTAGACGACCCTGCTGTTAAGTTTTTACCTACTGATAGGTGTTTCATTATCCACCAAACATTTTCTTAATAACTAAAGTTATAGCTGCACCAATAGAACCTGCAGCAAGAAGCAATACATATAATCCACCTTTACCTTGGTTGATTGTAGCATTGACCTGTGCCATCTCTTTGCGTAACAGATGAACTTCGTTAATTAGTATGCGAACTTCTGCTTCTAATGCACCGAAGTCCTTGTCTGTTATATTATCTGACATTAATATTTACCTTCTGCGAATACATTTACAAATACTGTATTATCTTCCAGTGCTTCAATCTCATGCCATTCATTTGCTACTAAGTTTACTGGTTGTGTGTCCTTAGTCATTACAAGTTCTTTATTTTCTTTACGAACAATTATTGAACCTGAATGACATAAAGTTGCATGAGAGTATCTATGTTCATGCTTAGGCAGTCCTTCACCAGTATTCGCATGATAAACCTGCATTACAGCACCGTCATAAGTTATACTATGCTTTGTCTGTAACTGCTTCATACTCGACCTTTATTGCTTGCCACTTACCTACATAACCTTGTGCTGCGTGTATATAGCGTACCTGAAGTTCTTGGTTTCCGTCTTGTTTAACAAGGATACGAAACTCAGGTGTTGAGCCTGGATATATCACAACTCTTGAGTACCGTTTGAAATTGGCTGTGCAACAGGAGGTGGCGGCACATAATCAGCAATTGCACCGTATAGCCCTGCTTTATCATTGTTATATAACTCAATACCATGAGGCACTGTGTCATAAGAAGTTGCCAAAAAAGGAAATTCTTCATTAAATTCTTCAAACTTAACAATCATTTCAATTGCTGTTTGTTCTGCGTTGTCATATTGACAATTTTTTACATATTCAATAGTTAGCATTTTTATTCCTTATTAAGCTACTCTAACAAAAAGTACAGGGGCATATTGTTGCTGACCACTACTCATTGCTCGCCATGTCCCACTTAATACGTTAGAACCTTCATTTCCTGCAATAGTAGGTGTACAAGCATTTGTATACCAACCAGCATACCAGACTCTTACTCCTGTTGAGCCTGCTGAATACGTATTATTATAATCTGCTGACGCTGCGTTTCTTACACCTAAAACATAACTTCCAATACTATTAAATGCTGGTGCAGCAATAGTTAAAGTACCAGTAGAAGTAATTGTTCCACCTGATAATCCGTTACCAGTAGCAACTGATGTAACACCACCACCTGAACCTGAAGAAGCTGAAGTAATACGACCTTTAGCATCAACAGTTACAGTAGCTGTAGTATATGTCCCTGCAGTAACACCAGTGCTAGATAACTTATTAGTAGTTACAGCACCGTCAGCAATTTTAGCTTCTGTTACATTTGAATCAGCAATCTTTGCAGTAGTAACAGCATTGCTTGCAATATCGCCAGCAACAATAGTACCATCAGCAATCTTTGCAGAAGTAATTGCACCGTCAGCAACCTTATCTGTAGTGATACCGCCATCAACTACAGTAGATGGAATGATTTCTTTAACAACTCCACCAGTATGTTCTGTGTATAGTTTACCATCAGCAGTATTAACCGCTAACTCTCCCACTGATAAAGAAGAAGCAGCTGGAACTGCACTTGCAGTCTGGCTGTTCTTAGTTATAATTGTAGTCATTAAAATGTTCCTCCGTTAAGTGTTCCTGTAATTTTGTTTCCGTCAATTGATGTTATCCAAGTAGGGTTACTATATGAACCAGCTAAAGCTACATAAGTTGATGATGCTGTAGAGCTAGTCAAATAGCTTGATAAATCTAAAGTAGACCAAGTTGTAGCATAGTTTGTATTAGATGACTTTACTAAATACTGACCTGTTGTTCCACCAGACGGGACACCAACACCATCAGCACCAGCAGGTCCAGTAGCACCAGTTGCACCTGTCGGTCCTTGCGGTCCTGTAGCACCTGTAGCACCTTGAGGACCTGTATCGCCTGTGTCACCTTTAGGACCAGTCGCTCCAGTAGCACCAGTTGCACCTGTATTACCTGTATCGCCTTTATCGCCTTTAGGAATGCTAAAAGCAAAAACAGCAGCACTTGAAGTTCCTGTATTTGTTACTGTTACTGAAGAACCTGCAGCACCTGTAGTAACTGTACCTACAGAAATAGTAGCGGCTGTTCCTGCAGCTCCTGTTGCACCAGTAGGACCAGTAGCTCCTGTTGCTCCTGTAGCACCTGTGTCGCCTTTATCGCCCTTGTCGCCTTTTGGTCCAGTAGCTCCTGTAGCTCCAGTTGCACCTGTAGCTCCTGTTGCACCAGTTTCACCTGTGTTGCCACGAGGAATAGTAAAAGCCATTGTAGTTGTGCCAGAAGTGTATGTAACACTTGCGTCACTACCTGCAGCACCTGTTGATACAGTTACATTTAAATCATCAGCAAAGTTTAAAGACGCATCTCTAGCCGCTTCAGCAGCAGCTTGTGCAGTCTCAGCATTGGCTTCAGCAGTTTCTGCTGCAGTCTTAGCTGCTTGTGCATTAGTATTAGCTGTCGATGCGGTTGTTGCTGAACTAGAAGCAGAACTGGCTGAGGTACTAGCTGCAGTGGCTGAATTCGCCGCAGTAGTAGCACTGTTAGACGCTTGGTTCTTAAAACCTTCAGCTTGTTGTGCATATTGTTGAGCAATAACAGCTTCGTTAGAAGCGTCGTTAGTTGCATCACCTGCACCGCCTGGACCACGATATGTTGCCATGTATTATCCTTTGTGTCTTGTTTAAAGACTCCGAATACACATTCATGCGTAATGCGAGCCCTTAAAAAAGACCCCTGCCGAAGCAGGGAATCTTAGTGCTTATATTAAGCGTTAACAGCCAATACGAAACCAGCTTCTGGACGCACAACTTTAGTACCGAACAATGTGTCGGCAGTGTAAAGTGTTGACAAGTAGTCTAGTTTGTACTGAGTCTGTGAGCGAACACCAACTTGCTCAGCGAGAACCATTGTGTCTGTATGGAACAACAATGCAGCTTTAACAGCGTCTCCAACTGAGTTGTCACCAGCAGTTTCGATAACAGGCATATTGCTTGATACGAAAATGTCGATGCCATACAACTTACCAATTTGACCGTTCTGAACACCACGACCATCAACGAAGTCGCTTGAGTTGTAGCGGTCAACACCCATGATTGCATTACGCAATGATGGTGGGATTGCAAACTTACGACCGTCCATTGGTACATCAGCGTCGTCCATCAACTGGATTAACTTACGGAAACCAGCGTCAGTGAATACATCAGATGTAGTTACTGTGTCAAGAGCGTAAGAAGTCAAACCTGTTGTAGCGTCGATGAAGTATGCGTTTGAGT